GTTCTTGGTTTGCGTGTCATGCCGTCAATGCGTTGTATCATGACGGCTGGTGAAGCACTCAAGAGAGAGAATATTGCAGGGTATAACTGTTCCTATGTTGCAGTTGACCGTCCACAGGCATTTGACGAAATTCTCTACATTCTCATGAATGGAACTGGTGTTGGGTTTAGTGTAGAACGTCAGTATGTAAATGAACTCCCTCGTATCGCAGATGAGTTTCATCCTACCGAAACTACTATTACGGTTGCTGATTCTAAGTTAGGTTGGGCAAAAGCTCTCAAAGAGTTGGTTGGTATGTTATACATTGGTCAGATACCCAGATGGGACTTATCAAAGGTAAGACCCGCTGGCGCACCTCTAAAGACCTTTGGCGGTCGTGCTAGTGGACCAGAACCACTGGAGTCCCTATTCAACTTCACAGTAACCATCTTCCAGAATGCTGCTGGTCGTAAGTTGACTTCACTGGAAGCACATGATGTTGTCTGTAAGATTGCAGAAGTCGTTGTGGTTGGTGGTGTTCGCCGTTCTGCATTGATTAGTCTATCGAACTTATCTGATGACCGTATGCGTGACGCAAAGGCTGGTCAGTGGTGGAATGAGAATCCTCAACGTGCATTAGCAAATAACTCTGCTGCATACTCTGAAAAACCAGATATGGGTATCTTCATGAATGAGTGGAAGGCTCTTTATGATTCTAAGTCAGGTGAGCGTGGTATCTTCAATCGTGAGTCTGCTGTATGGATGGCGTCCAAAAATGGACGAAGGAACACTGCTGACTATGAGTTTGGTACAAATCCCTGTTCTGAAATCATATTACGCAATCGTGAGTTCTGCAATCTTTCAGAGGTTGTAGTTCGCTCATCTGATACACGGGAGTCTCTTTTGGAGAAGGTGAGACTTGCAACGATTCTAGGAACTATACAGTCCACACTTGTCAACTTTAAATATGTGTCCAAAGCATGGCAAAAAAACTGCGAGGAAGAAAGGCTTCTAGGAGTCTCTCTTACTGGTATTATGGACTGTAAAGTTACAAATGGTAAAGGACCACATGGTTCTCTTGAGGCAGTGTTGAAAGACTTAAAGTCTATGGCCGTGAAGACAAACGAAGAGTTTGCTAAAAAGCTAGGTATCAATCAAAGTGTCGCTGTAACATGTGTCAAACCGTCAGGAACGGTCAGCCAGTTGACTGATGCTGCATCTGGTATTCATGCAAGACATAATCCTTACTATATTCGCACAGTGCGTGGTGACAAAAAAGACCCTCTTACAAAAATGATGGTTGACCAAGGATTCCCTGTAGAAGACGATGTTATGAATCCAAGTCATACATCTGTTTTCTCTTTTCCTCACAAGGTAGACCAGAGTGCAGTGTTTCGCACAGACATGGGTGCTATCGAACAGTTGGAACTTTGGAAGACATACCAAGAATGCTGGTGTGAGCATAAACCATCTGTGACCATTTCAGTAAAAGAGAATGAGTGGCTTGAGGTTGGTGCATGGGTTTATGAAAACTTCAGTTATATGTCTGGTGTGAGTTTCCTACCATTTAGTGACCATACATATAAACAAGCACCGTATCAGGATTGCACAGAAGAAGAGTATGAGGTTCTCCTAAAACGAATGCCTGAAACTGTGGAGTGGGACAAGTTGGCAGAATATGAACAGACAGACATGACTATTGGCGCACAAGAACTTGCGTGTACAGCAGGGTTTTGTGAAATACAATGAAATTGATTGTTTGCGAATCGTGTGAGGCAGAGTTTAGAATAAAACATTCTCTGAATGACCGACATTATCATATCATGTACTGCCCATTCTGTGGTAGTCATATTGATGACCCAGATTACATAGATGAGGTAGAATGGGAAGATGAAGACACAGAGTGCTAAAGCAAAGGGTAGGAGATTTCAACAGTGGGTTCGTGACAAACTCATAGAACAGTTGAATGTTCATCCAGAGGATATAGAATCTAGAAGCATGGGTGCTGGTGGGGAAGACCTCATCATGGCCCGTGCTGCTAGAGAAAAGTTCCCATATTCCATTGAGTGTAAAAATCAAGAATCCCTCAATGTATGGAAATCATATGAACAAGCAGAGTCCAATTCTGGTGACCACGAACCTATATTGTTCATAAAAAGAAATAATCAAAAACCACTAGTTGTGGTTGATGCAGAATATTTTGTGAGGTTACATGAACGGGTGGATTGAAGAATACAAGAAGTATCATGCTGATAAACATACCAACTATCCTGGCAACAATTTAAAACCACAATTACACCACATAGTTGATTTGGTTCAAGATACGAGATCAAAGACTTTACTAGACTACGGTTGTGGTAAGGGACTGCAATATACTAAATGGAAACATCATGAAGAAATTGGTGTGATGCCAGAACTTTATGATCCGGGCATTCCAGAATATGAAGTCCTACCAGATGGTCCTTTTGATGGGATATACTCTACAGATGTGATGGAACACATACCAAAAGAGCATCTGCAAGAGACTTTTGAGAACATATTTTCTAGGGCCCGAAGGTTTGTGTTCCTTGCTATATGCACCAAACCGGCTATCGCAGTTTTACCGAATGGTGAGAATGCACATTGCACTGTAGAGCCAATCGGGTTTTGGGTATCAATGGTAAATAAGTATTCTCCAAAGAGAGTTTACACTCACATAAAAACATATGGAAAATGTAATAACTACACAATACTAAATGAAGACCTCTACATGGAGTGGTTTATAAATAACTTAGAGGTGAAATCATGAAATACTTTAAAGAATATTCTTTTGGTGGCGGAGCAATAGGATCATACAAACCTGTAGCTGATCTTGGAGACTATGCGGGTAAAAGTTATTATGGGGGTCTTCACGCAAATGCAGAAAAAAAGATTACACAATCTGATATTGACCAAATAGAGAAATACGCTGACAGGTTATTTGCTTCACTAAAAATTGATATAGAGTTTACTCGACACTTTATGGACAGAGTGAACGATGCCCGTAATATCAAGCAGATTACGGTTGCAGAGCTTATTCGTCTTTTCAAGCAAGCTTATCGTAGATATGGTAAGAAGATTTCAAAAATGCCAGACGATGCAAATGCTGTTATCAATGATATGAAGACCGATATCAATATGCCCTTTGTTATTGACATTGGTGATAAGGGTGCCATGGAACTTATTGCAAAGACTGTGATGAGAAAGAAGAACTTTACTACATCTGCATCAAGCCCCAAGTTGTCATTTGAGAGTTTTCAACACAAACTTGATGAAGTTGCCGCTGGAGACTTTGCGCCTGTAACACATCAAATGAGTTTATCAGAACTGATTTTTGATTCTGCTGGTCATGGATCAGATATGTCAGCTACCTCAAAGGTAAGAGGTGGTCCCGGCTCGGTTGCAAACAACATGTGGTTGCCATTATCTGGTTCCATATTCAAAAGAGCATTACCGAAAGAAGTTAGAGCCACAGTTTATCACGTTACGAGAATGTCTAGCTTTGACCAGTTGTATGCAATCCAAAACTCAAAACGCTCTATATCTACATTTGCAAATATGGATAGAGGACCAATTGCTGGCGGTGTGCAGGGTGGTAGTGGACTTGTTGTTGAGGTCGATGGAAATGTTCTTGCAGCTTCAAGAGAAGATTTATTCACTATTCCAGAAAAGTCTGGTAGAAGAATGATGGCTTTTAATTGGTTTAGAGGACCGTGGGGTTCAAATGATGTTGTGAAAATGGCAAAAGGTCTTGAAAGATTACTGAAAACTTTGGTCAATAAGTATGGGAAATCATTTGATGGTAAAGCACCAAAGGGTAAAGGTGATTGGGAAAAATGGGAATATATGCGTGGAGCATATATGCAAGCAAAATCTAAAGGTGATAAGTCTGCTGGTAAAGTGATGCAAAGTATTGTCAAAGACTATATGGATGGTGTTGAAAAGGTGTTCAAACAAAATGCTAAACAGGTTCAAGACACATTGACTAATTATGTCAAACGCCGCAAGACTGATGATAATTGGGATGAGATTGTGGTTGATGATTTTAATATTAAAAAGGTATGGATAATCACCGACTCTGATGAACTTAATCCAGGCGATGCTGAAGCGTTCAAAGAAACCATCTCACTTACAAAAATACCAGTTGAGACTATAGACTCGCAAGACATGGAAGCTCTTGTTAGATATGAAGCACAATTGGCAACTGAGGCCACAAAGATAAATGAGTCAAGAAAAACAATCAAGGTTGGTGAGGATGCAGTATTAGGTGATGGTAGTCCACACTATGCACTTGTGTCAGACAGGAAAGTTGTTGCGACAGGAACTAAACAGGAGATGTTAGAACTAAGTGACACACAAAAAGGTAGAGTGTGGTTAACAAAGTCTAATATAGGTGATATAGTTGAGGGTATTGGTGAACCAAATATATTCAGTCAGAAGAATCCTAGAATACCTCGCAAGAAAGGTCAACCAGCAGGGAGTGACAAACACTCTGACCTATACACAGATGAAGACCCAGAGGGAACAATACACGGTTTAGGTTTTAAAGATGTGGAGACTGCAAAGGCAAGTGTTAAGAAGATAGAAGGTTCAGATAGAACTCACGCACATAAGATACAAGCAGCAATCGCAATGGAACAACGGGCAAAGGTTATGGGTAAAAGTGCAGAGGCTGCAGTGTATCGTGCGTACATAGAAAAGATGAAAAAGAAAACCAAAGAGATGAATGAAAAAGCACCAGATACAGAAGATGCAATGAAAAGACATAAGGCTGGTAAAGCGGGATTTACCGATATTGCTCATCTTAAAGCAAAGGGTCTTATAAAAAGGTCAGATGGCACCAAAAGAAAGTCTGATAAGTATAAATAGTTATATAAATTGAATTGGAGAAAACGATTATGAAATACATCAAAGCATTAGTAGTGCTTTTGGTGGTTCTTTTTCCAACTTTGGTATTTGCCGAGACAAACACAGTATCATCCACGGTAGTGACAGATAAAGCTCCACCAACTGCAAATGCACCATCAGTTGTTGTGAACAACAGTGATGTGTGTAAATCAGCATATAGTGCCGCATTGCAGACAGGGTTTGCTGGTCTTGCAACAGGCATAACAATTACGGACGAAAATTGTGAGAGAATAAAACTATCTCGCTCCTTGTTTGGTATGGGGATGAAGGTCGCAGCAGTATCAAATCTTTGTCAGGATGCCAGAGTATTTGATGCGATGATTATGGCTGGAACACCATGCCCATATAAGGGAAAGATAGGTAAAGCCGCACTTGAAGCCTGGAGAAATAATCCTAGTGATATTCCAAATGGGTCAAAATCTTTAGAGGAGGCAGAAACAGAAACCTCTTCAAATGAAAATGAACCAGAAAAAGAAGATGAGTCAAGTATGGAAGAGGACCAATAATAGATGACTATATGGATTCCAGATATGCATATGCTGACTCCAAATCACATGAAATCAAAGACCATGCCACTCCACTTACGATTCTTGGTGCGGGTATCCTTGGTGTTGGGTGTTTTATTGGCATTACAATCTGTTTCTAGTGGACAAGAAGCAGATGGTACAAACTGCCCATCCGGTGTAACTGGACTTTGTACACCAGGCGTTTTTGAGTCATCAACGGAAACTGTGACAGAAACCACAGAGACAGATGCCACTGGTACTACCACTACCACCACAACAACGACTGAAACAACAGAAACAACTGTTACCAATCCAGAGACAGGAGATTTGCTGACTGATTCCAAAGTACAAGAGATGGGCCGCAATCAGAAGTTTGGTGGTGATATGACAAGTGATTGGGGTGGTCAAGGTTCTGCCGCTATTCGTAATGGAGCAACTTGTGGTGATCTTGGTCAAGACAAGTGTGCAGAAATAACAGGTAGTGGTAATTTTACTAGCACACTTGGTCAGCCAGGAGTTGGTTCAACATACAAACAAATTATAAATATGACACATTCTTCTATTGATCCCAGTATAGATAGGGGTGGTCAAGTTGCTTGGTCGATACGAGTAGAAAAAAGAGATGCCAGTGATTCTCTTCACTTTAGAATAGCAAAAACAGATGGAACCACTGCTGTATTATTGGGAAATGAAACACTATCAGCGGCTGGTGCAAGTGCTATAACGAACACACTGTTTCAAGGCAACTTTGATTTTAGTGGTGCAATAACCACTAAACTAACAATAGAAGTTTCTGGTAGAGATATTAATCTTGCTATTGGTCCATTATTTGATGATGTTACAGTAAATGTATTATACAATGTAGTAAACACCATTGTCACTGAAACTATTACAACTGTTGAAGAGTTTGTTGCACTTGGAATATTTGACCAAGAAACTATTGATGTTGCAACAGACATATTTGCAAATAACAATGTTGTAGAGACTGATACAGGACTTAGTGTTGAACCTATCGCAGATGAGTCATCGACAGAAACAAGTTATGAGTCAGTTGAGATAGAGATGAACACAGAGATGTCACTGCCAGAAATTAATACGGAGATGAATTTACCGCCACCACCAATGGAAGTTCAGACATCAGAGCAAAGCGTAGAAGTAGAAATAGAAATGGAGATGAGTAATGATATCAATAACGGGGATGCATCCTCTGGACCTGTGGCAGCCACCGAAGATAGTTCTCAAGAGGGTGGAGGAAGTGTACCAGATGCAGAAGGACCGAAATCAGAATCATCAGAACCAGAACCAACAGAAACAGCAGAGTCAGAAGAAGAACCACAAAGTGAACCTTCTAGTGTAGAGAAGAAAGAACCAGAGGCAAAGACAGAGACAGCAAAGAAAGATGAACCAAAGGAAACACCTAAGAAGGTAGCAGAGAAAAAGACTGAAAAACCTAAGACGAAAGAAGAGAAGAAAGAAGACGCAAAACAAAAAGCTGCAAATAAAATAGTCAAGAAAATGGGAGACAAAGGAAGGTATGATGATAGTAATCAATTGAAAACTTTGGTGGTCATGCAAGTGCTAGGTAATACCAAAACATTTTTCGATAACCAAGTACAACTGCCAGATACACAAAACTTTTTTGATGGTTCCCGTGTTCCAGATGCCCAGATAACAGACAACAATGCAGCTGCTTACTTCATGATAGGAGGCAGTAACGCAAAAATGGATGCGTTGACTGATTTACAATACAGATGAGTGAAACATTATTAATAATATTAGGTTTCATAGTAGTCTCATACCTTGTAGGGATATGGGTTGGCACGAAAATTAAAAGTCCAAAAGTCATAGTTAGGGAAGCAAAGGGTGGGACGCAACAAAAAAATTTGAAGAATAAAATGGGATTAAGATAAGGAGAAAAAAAATGTCAGACGACGGCAAAACAGAAGTTGAGTTTGCCGGGGTCAAGTTTCGAGGTGGAAAGATATTCGTTATTATTACAGCATTGAGTA